GCATCCATCTTTGGGCGAGTATCCAAAATCACAGCTGCTGCCGCCTTTTTACGACTCAAATATTCCGTATAGGACATTTGTATCTGTAGTGGATTATATTACAGCATATCCACGTGTGCGAGGAAATGACGACGACAACAAATCTTCGTTACCTTTAACTCGTCTAGCGCCTTACCCTCTGCCGTCTTGTCTGTCGTCGCAGTCAGATATACCATCTCGTCGGGCTGTCCCATCTTCTTGCGATAGTCCTTCGTGAGCTTCAAGTACTTCGTCCACTTTCCGGCAATAACCGTGTTGCAGGTGACGCATCGGATCGGAATAATCATCTTCTTGTATTATTACTTCTCTTTTCGTGTAGATTTCGTTTTCTGTTGAAAGATATAATAAGGATGAACAACGATCACCGATTTGCGGCCGCACTCGGGCTTTTATCAACAACGCTTCTATGGGAACCAGTCCGATACCCCGTTTTGGAGTTCGTTTCGCAACCTGTAATTCTTCTTCTTGCAGGAATGCTGTTCGTATACTTGTTCGTATGCGACATGCCTCTGACAGCTATCGTGTTATTCGGAGTTTCCCTTTACCTTTTGCGGGAATGGTCAACGTACACAAAAACTCCCGAACGCCAAAAATATGTGGATTCGGTTCAAGATGATGCTCGGTTCAATCCCGCATTGAGTGTAGATCTACAATCGGCGAACAAGACGCTCGGGTTTGATGCCCCTTCCATGCTTCAGGGTCCAATTCCTCATTCAGAGCCGCTCCTGACCTACCCCCCATCGGATGCCACCCTGATGTCTTTGAGTGGTTAAGTATCTTCTAAGTTCAGTCGCACGAATAGACGCTGGAAGTCCTGCAAAGTGTACGCAGTAGACTCCACTAATACGCATATTGAGATATGTATAAAAGACATAAATAGAATTCCATTGATTGGGAAGAAGCTCAAACTGAGACTGTAATTGAAGTTCATACCCGATACAGGCTTGTTCGTAATTAAATTTGCGTGGATGATTTGCCGACGCATCAATGTATTTCGCATATACATCTGCTAAAAACTTCGCATGATGTGTGGGTCTACACACGATGAATCCAGTATTCAAGATCTTATCTGTTTCCAAAGAAAATCCAGCAAGCGAATAGTATTCGGCAGGAGAAGATAGAAAGTTTTCTAGACCACGAACATCCGATGGGAGCTGGGCTGCTTCGTTTACAATGCCCATTTTTTCACAGTCAGGAATTCTAGGAGCAGAATCAGAGATCCAAATATCGGCGTCCATTATAACAACGACATCGTATTCAGAAAGAGCTTGAGGAATAAGACATTTCTGAAAAGAAATAGAGTCGGGGTGTTTATGGTTAAAATCTAAAAAGTCTGTGAATATTTTTAAATCATATCCATTCTTTTCTGCGTATTTTACTACGGAAGGCTTGAATGTCGCTTCAAAATCACGTAAGTATGTTTTACCAATACAAATTATACCGATACAAACTCGCATTTATATATAGTTACCAGATAACGCTTAACTCGGTTGCGCTCCAGTACTCTGAAACTCCGCTAGGAAGACGACGATGAACGATGAACGGAAGAACGCGATTGCGAATTTCCATATCTGCAGCTTTCCATACGAACTGGGGATGTGATGTTTGGACGCCGTCAAGAGATACCAAAATCTTTGCACCATCTGCGATCTGCTGAGCGCGAATACCCATTAACGTTGTGTATTCATACTTGGAGTAGTATGGAAGCGTCGTGCGATTATCTGGATTTACCTTTTCACGATCGACCGGCTGAACTTCAGAATGCAAAACCTTTGAATCAAACCGAAGTTGCTCCATCTTATTGTATTTTGTAGTCTTTGTTTTAAACGGTTCCGTTTTATATATAGTAATGAGCTCCGTAGAACTCTTGGAGTGTATGGGAAATGACCTTATGGTTGTGAACGCCGCTCGTGTTTCGTTCGCAAAGGAATCGTCCGAGTTTTCGCAGCAGGATGGGAAGCTGATTTCCTATTTGGCCAAACATCATCACACGTCGCCGTTTTTTCACCCCCAAATTCAGTTTAGGATCAAAATGCCTATCTTCGTCGCGAGAGAGTGGTATCGCCACACGATTGGATTTTCTCGAAATGAAGTTTCTAGGCGGTATGTCAGCGATTCTCCGGAGTGTTGGATTCCTGACATTGATCAGTTCCGAGAGCGAGATCCGAAGGCAAAGCAGGGAAGTCGTGAGAATGAAGTTGAGTCCGCAAATGAAGCACATGCGATCTTTTACGAATCGGTGCGACAGTCAACGGATGCTTATGAAGCTCTGCTAAAAATGAACGTTGCCCCTGAAATAGCTCGATGCGTGCTTCCCCAAAGTATGTATACCGAGTTCATTGAGACTGCTTCTTTGGCGGCATATGCCCGTCTTTACAAGTTGAGAACCAGTCCGGATGCTCAGCGTGAAATTCAGTGGTATGCTAGGATGATCGGAAAGTTTATGGAAGAGAAGTTTCCAGTAAGTTGGAAGGCGTTGACGACATAACTACGATAACTTTTTGGTATCCACATATACCAAATCTCCGAGACTTAATCCTGTAGGTAACTGAATTGCGTTTTTATAGATCTGACCAAATCCGCAGAGGTCGTATGTTTTCAGGTCTGATTTAGATACTGTAACTTGTCTATAATCATTATAGTCTGATACAAATTCAGGACTAAAGCCAATAGGTGCTTTTGTATACATATTTGTCTTAAAAAATGAAATACAATCCGTATTTACATCTACTTTGTATACCATATGATCTTTAGTAAATCCCATTCTAGGAAACTCAACCATTCTCGACAATGCATCGCACAAAACCGGAGTTAGTTGCTTGTTAGAATATATGCGCATTTATTTGAATTGGGTATCTGTTTGTAAACTTTAATCTAGTTAACATATTGCATAGTTAAAATCGCAATAAATTTGTAAATATATCAAATAAAGAATGAAGATAAACATATTTTTACTCTGTTTCAATGAAAGCGTTCTTCTTCCAAATACTATCGCTCATTACAAAAAAATACTTCCGTCTGCCATATTTACTATATATGACAACGAATCCACAGATAATTCAGTTGAATTAGCAAGGTCTTTGGAGTGTAATGTAATATCTTGGAACAGTAACAATATCCAAGATGAGTATAAATTCAGAGAAATAAAAAATAATTGCTGGAAATCTGTAGAAAGTGGATGGATTATAATGGCAGATATGGATGAATGGCTTTGCATTACAGAAGAAGAATTGAAACATGAAAGAGAAAACGGGGTTAGTATCTTGAAAGTTGAGGGTCGTCAGATGTTAGGAGAAAGCAAAACTCCTGATTTATCCGATATTGACCTAGATGCTATAAGAAGATATACAGAGAATAATTATGAGTCTAAAAGTCTATGCTTTCTTCGAGAAAAAATCATAGATATGAATTATGAAACTGGAGCTCACAAATGTAATCCCATAGGTATAATAAAATATAGTGATCGCATTTATATTAATAAACATATGACTAGTTTAGGAATTCCATTTTTAATAAATAAAATGATAGTTCGGTATTCTAGAAGTAAATTGATGCGCAAAACCATGGGATGGTGTCGTCACTACACGGATGATATAGACAAAATAACATCTGTTTACAACCGATTGTTAGCAACATCTATTTTCGTTTCTGAGTAACTAATCGATTTTTGACTTTGCATTTGAACCTTTTCAAAGTCCGGCCTCGTGGAAAAAGAAGCGTTTTGGTGCAAATCGCAATTGCTGCTTGTTCTTTTGTCGATCCCGGTCGAGCTTTTATGGTTTTACTTACTTTTTTCACACAACTACAGAACTTGCGAGACATAGAGGCCATTTGTTAGGAAGACCGAGAACTTTTCTGAGTCCATGTCTGATTACAGTTGACGCACTGATACATCCACACGAGTTTCTTGCTATCAATTTCAACTGGGACAACATCGGGAGAAGCATTTTCAGTCTTGGTAGGGCATTCATCATTTGGGCACACAACTGTGGTCAAATGCTCGAGTGTCGGATCATACTTCAAATACGGATTCATGGCAAGACGAGTAGGGTTTTCTTGCCGAAGAATGTTCTCGTAAACAACAGGATTGTCGGCAGTGATTGGCTCCTTGTATGAACACTTCCGACACGAAAGAACTGCGGTCTTTGAATCGCCGACCGTCTCCTCGTCAATACCATATAGCATGTTTCGGCAAGTAGGACAGAACTTCATTGTATTATTACCAAATATTTGTATGAAAGCACAATTTTCGTTTTCAGATAAGTGCGTTGAAAACGGACCGCCCGCAAAAAAGTAGTCTTGGGCACATATACGAATGGCTGATAATACGACTCTACGCGAGTTTCTTTCTCACCCGACTCGGCAGGCGAGCGGACAGAACTGGACCCACACGAGTTTAAATGGGTCAGATTCTGGTGGAGTAGGTAAGTATTTCATTACCGAAGATGATCGCCAGAAATTTTACGAGCTCTATGTGGAAACTCTTACGGATGGAGGTGAAAAGATTTACCTTACCGAGAGGTCTTCAGATATCGGTCCTCTACGCATCGACTTTGATTTCATCTACAACGAGTCCACCAACGTAACAAAGCATCTACATACACAGGATCAGGTGATTTCATTCTGCAAAGCATATGTGTCCGAGCTCAAGGCACACCTGCAGCTCCCAGAGAAAGTTGAGATGTACATTATGGAGAAACGCAAGCCTACGCATGATCAGAAGAAACAGCGAATCAAGTCGGGAATCCATATCGTAGTTCCGAATGTGTGTACGCACAAATATATTGAACAAAGCATTCGTCGGGCGCTTCTTCCTCGCATGGACGAGTTCTTTCAGGGTCTTCCGCTGAACGATACGTGGGACAAGGTTTATGACGAGGCAGTTCTGAATCGCTCGCAGCCTTGGACGATGTATGGATCTCGCAAGAGAGACGCGAACTCCCTGCCTTATCTCACATCCTATATCCTAGACTGGGCCAACGACGAAATTACTGTCAGAAATGATATCACAAAAGTTAGCGTAGATTTGTTGAAGACTCTGTCTCTTCATCGTGACCCAAAAGACGAGACTCCGATGACGGATGCTGCCAAATTGACATATGAGGGTATTCGAAACAAGATTCAGATGGATGGACGGGTTGCAGGTGAGAGAAAGAAAAGGGTAGGCCGTCCGCTAGAGCGATCGGAGAAACCTAGTTCTCGTGCGTCATCTCCCGCAGGTCGGATGCTACAGCCACTCACTCCAGAGAAAAAGGAGTATCTGAAAGCCCATGCGATGAACCTAAAGGAAGAGAGGTTCACAGATTATGATAAGTGGGTTCAGGTCGGAATTTGTCTCAACAATATTCATCCTGATTTGCTAGATGTATTTCTAGATTTCAGCGCTCAGTCGGAAAAGTATAACGAGTCAGACTGCATCCAAAAGTGGAACTCCCTTCCTTATCGCAATGACGGAGACCGACTTGGTGAACCTACTCTTCGGTATTGGTCTCGCGAAGATGATCGTGAAGGATATGATGAGGCCGAGCGAACAAACGTGGATAGGCTGATTGAGATGGCATGTTCTGGAACAGAGTTTGATGTAGCATCCGTTATTCACGCAAAGCTGCGGGATCATTACAAATGCTCTGATTTTCGAAATACCGTATGGTATCGCTGGATGGGACACGTTTGGCAAGAGACCGATCAGGGCGTAGACCTCATGTTGAAGTTCTCCAAGCAGATAGCAGGTGTATTCTTTGATCGAATGACGGATATTCAGAATGATATGAAGCAGCGAGGACTTACCACATGTAGTGCGGGAGATAAGGGTGGAGATTGTAAGAACTGCGATTATTGTTTGCTTGAGCAAAAGCGTGAAGCATTTAACAGAATCTATACGAAGCTTAAGACTACTGGATTCAAGTCATCTTTGATGCGTGAGTGCCGAGAGCTCTTCTATGACGACCAGTTCAACAAGAAGATCGATGCAAACAAAGACCTTATCGCATTCAACAATGGTGTCATGGAGCTGGATACGTTTGTCTTCCGACCCGGAAAGCCAGAGGATTACATGTCCTTTACTACTGGTCTTGATTACGACAAAGATAAGCCATACAATGAGTATCCTGCGTGGCCGGCTGTTGATACATTCATCAAGCGAGTTCTTCCCAATCCTGAAGTCCGTGAATACTTTATTAAGCATCTTTCCACCAATCTGTTTGGAGGAAACACGGCTCAGAAGTTTCATATTCTCACTGGATCTGGTTCGAACGGCAAGTCGATGATTATGAACTTGATGACAAAGGCTCTTGGAGATTATGCGTGTACCGTCCCAATCACTCTGTTTACGCAGAAAAGACCAGGTTCCGGTGCAGCTGCTCCGGAAGTAGCCAGACTGAAGGGTAGGCGGTTCGTGACTATGCAGGAACCCGATGAGGCAGTTGCTCTGAACACCGGACAAATGAAGCTCATGTCGTCGGGTGAAAAGATGTTTGCTCGTGACCTATTCAAGTCGGGCGGAGAGTTTGAAGTTCTTGCGAAGTTTCATTTGGCCTGCAATGACAAGCCCAAGATCAATACGACCGATAACGGCACATGGCGTCGTCTTGTCGTTATCAATTTCATTTCAAAGTTTGTCCAGCACCCGAAAGAGGCGAATGAGTTTCCGCTGGATGAAAGTATCCAGTTCTCAGTAAATACAACCGAATGGGCAACATGTTTTCTAAATTACTTGGTTCACACACTGAAGGAGGCAACAAACATCCGAAAGCTGGAAGCGCCACAGGCGGTTCTGGAATATACGAGCGAGTACCGAAACGAGAACGATGCGATTGCCAAGTTCATTTCGGAGACGATATCTGTCATTCAGGAGGGGGATGATGTCATTCATGTAGATAAGCAGACGTTGAGAAAGGCGTTCAAGACATGGAAGGACGTGAACGACCAGCGCAGTTTGCTGCCGGCGGATATGGAGAAGAAGGTTGAGGTTCAGTTCGGGAAGTTCCCACGAGGTGGATGGACGAACTTCAAGTTGAATACTTAACGACGGGACTTACGACCAGTCTTCTTGCTACGACGAGACTTCCGACCTGTCTTACGGCCGCGACGACGACGACCTCCGACGGAGTTCATTCCGGGTGACTCTGGGGCAGTTCCTAACGCATCGCTCGCACCGGGAGTGGTAGCAACCGCAGGTGTTGAGGACGCATAACGCTGGGGAATTTGTAGAAAATCAAAGAAGCCCATCTTTATTCAAATGAATATAAGTTTTTTACATAGTGGGGCGGGCAGCTCCCTTGATCGGGGCATACGCCTTGATGTAAGGCAGTGTGATGGACACCACTAGCAGGGAGATAAGAAGGGTGGCAGTGGCGCCGATAACCTCACCAACCTGCAGTTTCACGCTTCCGACCTGAACGACAACACCTCCGACGCTAGACTGGAGGGCAGGGAATAGGGAGGCAACGATAGGCGTTACAAGGCCGTTCGTGACGGCAGTGAAGAAATCTTTGAGTGCGCCACCAATGACGATTGCAATAGCAAAAGTGAGGAGAAGACGACGGCTGTCCATTTGTTTTATGTGAATTGCTAGATTGTTTTTTAGAATCTTGGATGAATTCCTAACAGGGGCACGGAATTTAAGTTTTCCTTAGAGAATGTAATGGGTATCGACACAAGATACTGGGGTCCTAGTGCATGGCAGCTATTTCACTGGATATCGTTTCATGCGAAGAACCCGAAACCAATGTTGGAAATAATGAAAGATGTTTTGCCGTGTAAGTTCTGTCGTAAAAGCACGACAGAGTTCGTAAGTGCGGTTCCTTTACATGGAGATGCTGGGAAGTGGCTTTATGAATTACACAACAAGGTCAATAACAAGTTGAGGACGCAGTGCCACGATGACCCGAATGTGGTTGATCCTGGACCAGACCCTTCGTTTGAGGAAGTTGAAAAGAAGTACCGAAACATGAAGTTGAAAGGCGTTTTGGGACGTGATTTTTTATTTTCAGTTGCCTTGAATTACCCAGACGAACCTTCAGAAACCTACATAGATACTCAGCGCAAATTTTTAAAAGAATTGTCGGAAGTCTACCCTACAAAGAATTCTTTTGTTTCGCCTGACCTAAGTAGTCGCGGAGCGTATATGAAATGGATGTATGGAGAGATTAAGCGTATAGCTTCTAGACACCGAGCAAGCATTCCTTCTTACCGAGGGCTTGTTATGAGGACAATGTATTACAAGAGCGGATGTGATAAGAAGACATACAGGGGAAAAACTTGTCGTAGAACGGCTTCTGGAGGTGCCACGAAAGTCAGGGATCATAATCGAACCTTCCGTGTAACGCGGAAATCACTTCTTTGATTTGATTGCTTCTACATTACGAACGTGCTTTGCAGAATACTTGCCGTCTTTGCCGCCACCCTTTTCACGCTGGTCTTTCCTTTTCTCACGACGAGTTTTAGGATTATCCATTCTTGCTATTTATTTACTTGGAATTAAACTATCGGTTTTATGTAAAATGTCGTTCGTTTGGTCAAAGCGTTTCAGTTCAAAGGAAGTTTCTTCCGAAGTTATTTATATACCTGAAATAGAAATTCCTACCTTTATAGAGGAGCCAGCCGTTGCCTCTCCCGAACCTGTTACCGAGCCAGTTATTGTGGTTCCTGAGCCTGTTGTTGAGCCAGTCGTTGCGGTTCCTGAGCCTGTTGTTGAGCCAGTCGTTGCGGTTCCTGAGCCAGTTGTTGAGCCAGTCGTTTCGGTTCCTGAGCCGATTGTTGAGCCAGTCCTTTCCGCTCCTGAGTCAGAGACTTCTGCAGAAGTTGCAGTTCCAGAAGTCGAAAGTGCGGAACAACCTGAATAAAACAATAAAGCATTCAAATCAGAATGGAGAGTTGGTACCCTATCGTGATCGGAACGATTGCCTTTGCTTATATTCAGTTGTTCAATTGGAATATGAAGAATAATGTTTCCTCTTTAACATCTCGGGAATTCCAAACCGGTATTTAAAGGTTTTCATTTATGAAACTATTAATGTGCATACCATTAAAGATGTGGACACTTCCGTCGCTCAAATCTTTTCTTAAAAACCCATTTTCATCTACATATTTTTCATAAACATCGAAAAATATGTAGTTGTATTCAATACACTTCTCTTTTAGTTTTTTGTTGAAATATATGACATATTGCTTTCGCTGTTCATCTGTCCCTAAATACGGATACTCTAAATTTTCCGGTGTATTGTCTTTTTGAACTGGAGGAACGACATTATAAACACATACATTTTTAAGTTTAAGTTGTGATCTTATTATATTCAATTTAATTGCTTCAAAATAATTATCAACGATATTATCTATAATATCTTGGTATGTTACAGTATCTGTTACATGCTTATGTATGTGGCATCTACAATCTATTTCTCCTAAACAAAAAACAATCGTATCTCCATCTGTAATATTAAAATTTCGAATATCGCATCTATTTATAGGGTCTTTACCAAAACTGTAACATAAAATTGGTCCTAACCAGTGAGTAGATACTCCATTCCAACCTTTCTCAGAATGACTATCTCCGATTGTATGAATCGTCATTTCTTTAAACCTTATTAAAGTATTTAAATCATTGGTGGAAGCGGGGATCGAACCCGCGCGCTTCTCAGCAGCAGTTCTTAAGACTGCCTCCTTAACCTCTCGGACATTCCACCGGTTCTAATATGTTTATATTATTTAAATGTCTTACGTACTTTCTTTTCGTAATAGACGAAAATTACCAACACATATTCCAGGACTAGCTCCTCCCCCTGCGAATTTAGTAGGAAGGTTTTACAATTTGGATCCATCTGTAAATTGGAGTAACTTTATACCTATTCCAAACGGACCAATTAAGTATTTAGAAATTGGGTGCGCAGACGGAGGGAATGCTATCATAATTTCAAATTCGTATTGTTCTCATCCAGATTCAAAAATATATTGCGTAGATCCTTGGTTTGACTATCCGGAGTACCCAGAATATAAAGGAGTTCAAGAAGAAGGTTGGAAAAACTTTAACATCAATATTCAAAACAGCGGAAACTTCCAAAAATTTGTTATTAGGAGAGGCTTGTCTGATGATATAGTTCCTACATTTGAAGATAATTTTTTTGATATCATTTTTGTAGATGGAAACCATGAAACAGAATACGTCTATAGGGACGGAGTAATGTCTTTTCAAAAAGTAAAATCTGGTGGATACATCGTCTTTGATGATTACAATATTATTTGGCCGCAAACAATGGCTGGAGTAAATAAGTTTATAAATGAATACTCTGATAGAATACGGGTTTTAGGGACGCCAACATATGTGAAATCTCAACTTATTATTCAGAAACTATAAATGAAATCGTTTCTTGTATGCCTTCACGCTCTGACGAAAAGAAGTAGAAGGGCCCCACAAAATCCACCTCGATAAAGCACCCGGAGTATCCGGTTGATTCCAGTTTTCTCCCATACCCTTATGGCGTTGTAAATACCGTGCCCTACGAGTTTTGTCTTTATGCTTTGTGTAATCTGACATCCCTGCCGCTCCGAACGAGACAACCTTTTCGCGCCCGTTCTTGTCAAATACGGCATCCCATTTCTTTTCAGATTTATGGGATTTCCGAACTGTTTTCAGGCGGAGTGTTTTTCTGGGCATATTACTCTTCTACGTGAAATTACAATGGAAGAGTGGTATTCGAAGGTCCGTCAATTCAAAGACGATAGTGAAGATCCTTACACTACGCAAGTCTTTCTTTTCCGAGTATTCCATGATTTGGATAGAATGAAGGTGAAGGAAAAGGTTAAGTTCAAGAAGCGGGAGGGAAAGGAGTTCCTTATGTGGATTGAAAGCATGGAAGACGAATATTCTCCCGAATTTATGAACGAGATATTGAGCGATGATGATTTTTGGAATTTAACGGTAAAACTCACGGGCGCTGCTTGAAAACGAAAGAATATAGACCGAGCAGTAAGTAATAGAAAGAATGGGGGACACTATTATCGGAGTCCAGTTCGGAATTGCCAATCCAGATGAAATCACATCTCGTAGCGTCGTGGAAGTCACGACCGACAAGACGTATCAGGCCGGAGCCCCCGTTCTCGGTGGAGTGTTTGATTCTCGTTTCGGAGTGATTGAGAATGGGAAGGTATGTGCGACATGCAAGCAGACCAACATGCTGTGTCCCGGCCATTTCGGACACATTCGCCTTGCTCGTCCAGTGTACCTTTACCAGTTCATTGACACTATCCGCAACATTCTGAATGTCGTATGTCTCAACTGCTCGAACCCATATATGACGGACGACAAACTGGACGAGATTCCAAAGACCCTTAAGGGAATGGACCGGTTCTCGGCAGTTCGGGAGGCAACCACGCAGTTCAAGCAGAGGGTTCTCAAAGCAAAGGATTACCGGTGCGTACACTGCGACAGCACAGTATTCAAGAAGATTGAGAAGATAGAGAATACGGTAGCCAGCCTGTCTGCGGATACATTCGATGCTGACGCAGAATCAATCCTTCTGGAACCCGAGATGGTCCTGCGATGCTTCCAGCGTATTCGCGACAGCCACGTGACGGCTATGGGATTTCATCCTAAGTTCAGTCGTCCCGATTGGATGATTTGTACGGTTCTCGCAGTTCCGCCACTGACAGTTCGCCCTTCTGTAGTTATGGACGATAATCAGCGGATGGAGGATGACTTGACGCACAAGCTCATTGACATCGTTCGTGATAACCAGCGTCTTCGCGAAAAGATCGACCGAAGCGAATCTGCGGAGGTCATTGAGAAGTATACTGCTATGGTCCAATATCACGTGGCGACATACGTAGACAACGACATCAAGGGGCTTCCGCCAGCAGCCCAGCGTTCAGGACGTCCCCTGAAAACACTCAAGTCGCGTATGGGCGCAAAGGCTGGTCGTGTTCGCGGAAATTTGATGGGTAAGCGTGTAGACTTCTCCGCTCGTTCCGTCATTACTCCCGATGCGAACATTGACGTGGACCAGCTTGGTGTTCCTGAGGAAATTGCGATGAACTTGACCTTCCCTGAGATTGTTACGGTATATAATCGCGATCGCCTCATGTCCTACATCCGCAACGGTCCTGCAAAACATCCTGGAGCAAAGTCCGTGTATGTTCGGAAGGAGGATAAGACGCTGAGCTTGCGTTTCCTGAAGGTTGATACGCTTGACTTGAAGGAGGGCGATGTAGTTCATCGCCATTTGATGGATGAGGACGTGGTTCTCTTCAATCGTCAGCCGTCGCTCCACAAGGCTTCTATGGAATGTCACCGCGTAAAGATCCTGCCTTACTCAACCTTCCGCCTGAACGTATCTGCCACGCGTCCTTACAATGCGGACTTTGATGGAGATGAGATGAATATGCACGTGCCACAGAGCATTGCGGCAGCCACTGAGCTGAAGTATCTCGCTTCTGTCCTTCGTCAAATTGTTTCGCCACGCACCAACTCTCCGATCATTCAAATCTTTCAGGATACTCTCACCGGCTCGTTCCGTATCTCGCAGAAGGATGTCGTTGTTCCGGAGCATATTGCCATGAATATCCTGTCGCGAACAAAAAAGTCTCTATCTGGGTTTTCACGCAAGAATAAGCCGATGACTGGTCGTGAGCTCATTTCAAGCACGTTCCCTTTGCTGGATTTCAATGGAAGCATCAAGATCAAGGACGGACAACTCACAGACGGCGTTCTGAAGAAGAGCGCGTTTGGCGGTTCTCCGGACAATCTGATTGACGGCATTCTTCACGTCATTTACAACGATTTCGGGTCAGATCGATGCGGCCAGTTCATCAATGAGGTCCAAAATATTGTAACAAAATATAACTTGTTCTCGGGGTTCTCAGTAGGAGCATCTGACCTCGTGCGCAGTTCGGAAGTTGAAGAGGCCATCCAGCTTTCATTGGAGAAGGGTCGAAAGATGGTTGCCGATATTCTTTCAAGCGTTCATTCTGGGACGTTCCTCAACAGTTCTGGGCGTTTGGATGGCGAGGAGCTGGAGAACCAAATCGTCAATGCCCTAAAAGATTCGTCATCTGAGCTCGTTAAGAAGATTATGGAAAGCCTTCCCACCAAGAACCGCATGAACGAGATGGTGGTTTCGGGATCTAAGGGTTCAGACATCAACATCGCACAAATGATGGGTTTATTGGGCCAGCAGCTGATCGCAGGTCGGCGAGTTCAGTATACTCTGCAAGACCGAACACTGCCACACTTTACAAGATACGATCATGGGGCAGAGTCGCGCGGCTTTGTGGAGAGCAGTTTCATTACAGGCCTCAAACCCGCCGAGTTCTTCTTCCACGCTATGGCCGGACGTGAAGGTCTGATTGATACTGCAGTAAAGACATCAGATTCAGGCTACATCCAGCGTAAGTTAGTAAAAACGATGGAAGATTTGCATGTTGAGTATGATGGGACAGTTCGCGACGCAAATGGCTCGATCGTCCAATTTCATTATGGCGGCGACGGAATTGATAGTGTATCCATTGAGGCACAGGAGTGTAATTTGGGGGTAATGACATTGGAACAGATATTCGCAGACTTCGCGGCATCCAAGAACGATTTTGAGGGTGTCGTGAAAGGCGAGATCGTGGGGGACGATATGCTTGAAACAATTATTGCAGATCGCGACTTCCTTGTAAAAAACGTCCTGCGATACTCAAAGTCTTCCAAGATTATGGCACCCGTTAATCTGCGTCGTCTTTCAGAGAAGTATGCGAACCCGTATGCTCTGAAGACGGAGTTGACGCCAGAGTATGTGGTTTCTGAACTAACAAAAATTTGCGAGGAGGAGTGGTTGAAGCACAACAAGGTATTCCATATCCTGCTTCGCTATTACTTTGCGCCCAAGAAGTCAATCCTAAAGCTGCGCCTTTCAAAGGAAATGTTCGACGAGCTTCTTCGAGAAATCCGGTTCAAGTACATCCGAGCACGCGTAGATCCGGGCGAGATGGTTGGAACTCTTGCCGCACAGTCAATTGGCGAGCCAACAACTCAGCTCACGCTAAACACTTTCCACTCGGCAGGAACTGTCAAGGCGAACGCAACTCAGGGTGTCCCTCGCATCATTGAGCTTCTGAGCGTATCCCACAACCCAAAGAACCCTTCAAATGTGGTATACCTTACTCCAGAGGTTGCTGGGTCGCGAGAGCTCACGACGGTGGCAATGAAGGAAATTCAAAAGACTACACTGCGAGATGTTACGAAGTCGGTCCGCATTTACTACGACCCGAAAGCTACTTCCACGAACACATCGGTTCAGGAGGATGCAGAGGTTCTTCGGTCTTATGCTCGCTTCTGCATTACGTCCGGCGAGGACAAGAACGTTTCCAAGTGGATTATGCGACTGGAGTTGGATCGGATCGAGCTTGTTGCACGAAACATAGAGATTACGTCTCTAGCTGCGAAGATCCAGAACAACAAGGCTCTGAAGGTGTTTGATTGTATCACGAGCGACATGAACTCACAGAAGCTTATTGTTCGCCTAACGTTCGGGAACGATATCGTGAAGAACTCTCTGTCTCTGCGCTTCATTGAGGAAAAGTTGCTAGATACAATCCTTACAGGCGTAGACGGAATTGGGCGAGTATATCCTCGCGAAGTCAAGTCCGAGCTCTCGTATGATTCGGCGGTGGGAGGATACGTTCCTCTGAAGCAGTATGTTCTGGACGTTGAGGGAACGAACCTGATGGATCTTTCCACTGTTCCAAACGTGGATCCGTTCCGATCGTTCTCGAACGACGTTCATGAGATCATGGAAGTGTTTGGAATTGAGACTGCGCGCGTCTCAATGTATGAGGAGTTCATGGAGGTATTCAAGGCAGAGTACGTGAACTATCACCACATGATTACGCTAATTGATACGATGACATTCCCGGGCTACATCCTATCTGCCGATCGGTTCGGAATGAGTAAAAGCGACTCGGGAGTACTTGCTCGGTCATCGTTCGAGGAGACTTCAAAAGTGCTGTTTAATGCAGCAATGAGCGGAGAGTTTGATACGATGAAGGGCGTCTCGGCGAACATCATGTTCGGCCAGAAGCCTCCCTGTGGAACTGGATTTGTGGATATTCTCATTGATGAGACGAAGTTGCCAGAAGGATCGGCGGAGGATTTCTCTGTGTTTGACGCGGATCTTGAGGCCGTAAACACGAAGCTGAAGGGTGTTGATGCAGGTACTTGCAGGATTGAAGATATCTCGATGGAGTGGTAATTTACGAATAGTGCGTTTGTATGAAATAAATGGAACATAAATATGACAGTGTAGTTACGTCGGTCATATCTGCATTTCAAAAAAGGGCAGAGTTCGGTCAACAAAAGTATGGAACGAATTTAGATAGAAAGGATTTGAGTTTTTTACAATGGGTGCAGCACGCCCAAGAAGAAATGATGGATGGAATTCTGTATTTGGAGAAAATGAAGCAAGAGTTTCAAGGACTCCAAGATCCTCCGAAGCCAGAATGATATACTGCTAGGGAATCAGGATACTCATTGATTAAACAATCCGGAATAATATCTGTTCCATCTTCGGTCAAACATTTACCCTTATCGCTCTGACGATATTCGGATTTTTGGTTCATAAATGGATATATTTTGTCAGTCGGTATTACATGGACTTTATCTGTACTCTGAATTCCTAATCTGAAAAAGTAAGGACCAGTAGATTGGTTTATCCAAACATTATCGAAATCTATTTCAGAAAGCGTAGCGGGATGGAGAATACGTTTCAGGCAAATACATCCAGGTATTCCCGCAAAGAAACCGTTTGACATATATTTTCCAACACGTCCTTGGCAGTCAAGGCCGCAAGGATCTTCGTTTGCTACAACGAGCTCAGCCCTTCTGCTCTGAGCGAATATGTATTCGCAAAACGATGCCCCGATCTCAAACAAGGAATCCAAATAAACTCCTCCGAATTTATGGACGATTTCGTATCTCGCTAAATCCGCAATTTGTGCGTAACGAGGTTTTCCGGCTTCCGCGCCTTTCTGCTGGGACATCTCAATACTGCTCCAAGTCAAGGGGAAGTTTTTCTCGTTCAAATCTTCATTTACCCAAAGTCTATAAACGTATCCGTTCGCTTCTGCCACTCTCTTCACACCGGCCAAAAGTTTTGCACGAACAGTTTCTGGATTTAATGGCTTGCCGAACCAAATTTGATGAATGATGCGAGGAATTTTACGGCTTCTATTGACGTATTCTGTTTCCCGATAAATCAAGTCGTGTTCAATAGGACGTAGAGGCAGATCATTTAAGAACTTTCGGGCGATATCCTGCGTGGCTGCGTAAAAAATTGAAGCCTGCTGCTTTGATCGGATTTTCGAGTCAGAAAGAATGGGCCCTTTTTCAAAATTCTTTGCGTCAGGAAATCTTTCCATAACCATCCGATGAACTGTCTTGTGATGTTCGTGGCCATAATCCCCATTTGAATTGTGAGTTAAAACAAGCTTCCAGTGTTTTTTCGCAAGTTCGTTCAATGCGTTTTCAAAGTCAGTTCCTCGAAACATAGCCTCTGATTCGGATCGATCGTCCGTATACGTATCTTCTGCGTTATACATATCGTACTCAAACACGTTACAAAAAGACATGGTCTTGTAAAACTCTTTATAGCGAACAGGATGTTCTGCGTTTGTAGCACATACGACTTTCCATCCTGGTTCAAGAAGTAGATTCATTCCGCCCCAAAGGAGTTCGTCGTCGGGGTGGGCGACAACAAGTAGTTTGTCGACGTCCATTACTTTCAATTCAGATTAAATATGAATGTTTTTAAAAACGCTCATATTTGGTCTTTTTAAGACCTTTTTGTTTGTTTCTATGTTTAGTTGGAGTAGGCAAGTCCGGCCATTCCGCTCATGATACGCAGGATGTTGTAGTTGATCGCGTAGACGCGAACGTTCCAGCTGTTATCAGTGGACTCATCCACGACATAATCGCCAGACATATTCAGCACGATGGTTGCGGTATCGATGCGCGAGAAGTTGCACGTTCCAGAAGGCTGGTTCTCTTCGGGCTTCAGCGCGAACGAGTAGTTGTAGATTGACTGGTGGTGAGTTGGCTGAGCAGTCACAGTACCTCCACCTCCATTACTAACAGCAGCTGTGCTGAACCCGTCAGGATCCATACCCCCAGTGTGGTGCTGGTAGTTCTGAACCTTGTTGAAATAGTCGCCATAACGAATGTCCATTCGATCCTGACCGTTAATCTGAATTTTCTGCTGGTACACTGCCTGAGTGAACGTAGGAGTTGCTAACTGGTTTGCATAAGTGTAAGTGAAAGGCGTCAGACGAGACGTATTGGGGCGAGGAACTCCGTCTCCAACGGCCTTATCCGCAATCTTGCAGTTCGTGAAGCGGTCGGGCTGAACTACCCAAATGAGCTCCTTGACAGGGTGGTTGAACGTCAAATCAATACGAGCCTGCGCAGAACCAAGTCCCTTATCCTCGTTGAACTGCACCTGCTCAATCAGGTACTCGTGCGACTCCTGTGCCATACGACGACGCTCGTCGACATCTAGGTAGATGTAGTCAACATACAGAGATACGGAAGATGGGGGAGGAGGGGCAACTAGAGAGCTGATAAGAGTAGAGTTTGTAGGCGCAGAAGCATTTACAGTTCCTACGAACTGGGACTTGTTCCAAACAATATTGATCTTAACCTCGTGGTACTGTAGGGCAATAAGGGGCAACGCGGCTCCAGGGTTCTTCGTGTAAAAGAAAGGCAGAGGAACGTCCATCACCCAAGGATGACCTGGTCGTCCTGTCTTCACACTGCAAGATAGAGAATCGGATAAGGCAAGATAACCGGCCGTCCTCCCTAGTCCAACTAAACGATGTAGCTTCACGCTCTCAGTATAATCGTGCGTGAGGGTATCCCACAGATAGAGATACTCACTGTAGTGGCGGTCGATAATCTGGCCTCCAATTTCAAGATCTACGTGATCAATCAGATTGTACCCCAATCGACCCTGTTCGTTATTCCAGTAGATCTGAACGTTATCCCTTGTTACTGCCGGAACGATAATTTCTAGGTAGGTGGAATAGAGTAAGTCTGCGTGGCGACCGAGCGTTGCGCTCTGCTTAGCTCCCCATGCAGGCATACCGGTCAAGTTAATTCGAAAAGGCTCCATCGCAAAGTTCGTGTGGCGCTTGAACATTCCCTTCCAGAAGGTAATCTGAGGATTACCAGTCAAATAAGCATCCTGAGCTCCGTGTGCGACGAGTTGAAGTAAACCGCCGCCCATTTGTCTTTATATGTTAGACAAACTGATTTTTTTACCGACGCGACTTACGGCGAGTGCGACGACGACGACCGCCCTCCCCAGCAGGCGCAGCGGGCGCCTCAACCTCTTCCTCTGCCTCCTCCTCGGCACCGCCACGCTTTCCCTTGCGGTACGTCAACTTCGCCTGAGCAATCACCTGCTTTAAGCCCATTCCCTTCTTGTAAGTCTTGTTCAGCTTCATCTTACGCATCGTCTTCTTCATATGGGCAAGCCAGCGATTCGCCATTGTGTATACTCAAACGCTAGAAATTTAACGACGGCGAGTGGAACGTCCGCGACGGGTCTTCTTCGTTCCGCGGCGGTGACGACGACCAGCCTTGCGAGTTCCCATAATCTTGGCTCGCGTCGCAGCACTTGGCAGTCCAACCTTTCCACTGTACAGAGAACTTACCATAGCCATGTTCTTAGGAGTAGGCGGAAGACTCATAGGCATTTTTATAATAATACTCAAGAATTTATACTTTGGTTGCTCGTCCTCGAATTCCACGCACGACCTCGTCGGGTATTTTTTCAAGCATTGGTATTCCCGACAAACAGCAGTAGTGGAAGTACCAGCAGTACATTCCGCACTCCGAGTTCTTGTATTGATGCCGAGTGATGTTGTACGTCAATCGCATAGGTTTGTTGTGAACGCGTGTTTTGTCCCATTGGACTTTCCACGCTTTCATGAGTTTCTGTATTTCCTTCTCCGGACGATGGGCGTAGGAATCAAAGTAGGTCATACGAGGATATTCGAGATCCGGCCGAATGTCGCAAAACACAGCGACCCAATGCTCTCCTGGACCCGTGCTCACATCGGTATTGAAGACAATTCCAATTTGGGTTTTTCCTTGTTTCGCAAGAGACCGAATATCCATAGAACAAAGAGTGCTGACCAAACACTGGCCAGTTTCAGACTTCGTTCCAAAATCAATTGGAAACGTTCCCAAAAACTCGTAGCTTGCAAACACATTTTCAAGCTCTTTTTCGAGTTTCTCAATATCCTCGTTGCTGAGCCACTCTTCCGGATTGTTTTTCCAAGAACTGGGCGCTTTTGGGCGTTTCATCAAAGATGTGAGAATGCATTCTGCGCGCCCTGACTTGCATTTCTTACGAAGACGAGTTCTCAGAGACTTCCATACCGAATTAATATCTCCTCCAAGAATCGGAGTTTCTGTAGGGTTTTCCTTGTTGTAAACGGACCGAAGCCTTTCCACTTCTTTCGAATCAAAGTTCATCCCCTTACACTGAAAACGGATTTAACTTTCAGAGAGAGAGGGAATTACACAAAATGACGGACCTACGATCAGATCTCAAGAATCAGATGGCTAAGTATATTACGGTGGACAACGCACTTCAGGTAGCGAATGCTCGGTCGTTTGAGTTGCGGAAGGAAAAGAAGAGCGCAGAGGAATCGCTTGCTGTTCTGCTTCAATATCCCGGTGTGGAGAACATCAACACCTTGAAGAACGAGGCTGGAGATACAATCAAGGTTCATCGGCCCGGAACATGGAATAAGGGATGGACGCTTTCCAAGAAGGATTTGGAGTCTATGCTGAACACCTACTTTGATAGCAGGGTTCAGCCGAACGCACAGGAGTGCTTTGACTTCATTGTTGGAGAGAACAAGAAGAGTATGGTTTCGTCCGAGTTCTCATTTAGCCGCACTAGTTAAAATATGAAATAGAAGTAATGGGGATACAATCCAGTAGACCACGGCATGAGTTGTCTATCCCTCAAGAAACTCCATCACCCGGAATCGAAACATACGAAGAGCATTTTGCAACTATCGAGGCTACGATAATACAATACGTTGTAGTATCGGAAGTATTTGAAAAAAAAAATAATACTGAATTATTTCTTCCATTGAAGATGAGAACCTATCTACCTGAAGACCAAATGCCCCCTGAATTTCGTTTGAACCAGGACAATATAAATCGCTTGAATAACGACCGAACTAAAGAGAAGTTATTATTGGGAGAACTTTCAAAAGCTATAAAAACTATTATTGGCGATGAACAATTTAATGAAATAAAGAAAACATATACCAATATTCGTTCAGCAGTTGAAAAATCAACACCTACAACTCAGTGCAACAATACTGTAAATAAGGTAAATGCTGAGACTATGTGTTGGATTTGCTATACTCCAATAGGTGCAAAAGAACTTGATTTCGAAAATGGACCAGAATGTGAACATATTTTTCCTATTCTACAGGCTTTGTGTTTTACAGGGTTATATTCTACAAGTGTCTTTCAAAGCCTGAAAGATAAAGCAGATGATGAGGGGAAACCCCGATCACAAATGTATGTTGACGAACTTTCTAGAGAATACAGATGGTCGCATAGAATATGCAACCAAGTTAAATCAGACACACACTTTATCAAATATGATACGGCTACACTACGATTCGAAATTGGAGAAAACTACGTAAAGGAATTTTTATATAAGTTGTTGGGAACAAAAAGCTACGGAGGTGGACAAAAACTATGGAACTATGTACAACGTGTTAGTAAAATAACTGATAAGAAAACATGGGTTGATGGACGAGCTAAGGAGATAATCAGAATATGCAAAGAGGTTACAGACATAGCAAATGGATTGGGTCTTACCAAACAACAATTTTTTGCGAATACCGAAATGAAAATCCGCGAGTATTTTAGTTCGCTTGGAACTGGGGTTCCTTCCCAAATAATCGAAGTTTCTCGCAGTAGACCAACCGCAACTTTGGGAGGGCTACAGACAATACCAAATAATACTATTCCTATTTTACAATTGTATGCGAAGTCAATACAGATGATTGTGAGTGGAATAATCTCAAACGCGATTGATAAACTCGGAAAGCGAGAAACTGGTTTAACTTACATTCAAAGAGCTGCTCTTAACGAACAACTTATAAATCATGAGCCACACTTTTATAAGTATTTATCGGATCCTAGCATGTACCCATATTTCCAGCTTATTCGGCATGGAGTAATGTATGCATGTTACTATGTGAACAAGGGAGATGAGAGAAAAACGTGGAGCGATATTCAAACTCTTTATCCTATAGTTTTGTATGCATCGATGTTGGATAATACAATCATTACGTACCGTGATACGATTCCAAACCTAGTCAGTATAACACCAGATGCTCAAACAATAGTGAGTCAAGAACTCCGAAAGTTTTACGATTCAAAAATTAAAGTCGCAGATGAAATACTTATAGAAAAGTTAGGTAAGAACTGTTATTATTTCATAGATAATAGAGATGAACTAGCAAGACTATACAGACAACGTAAAATAGAAGGAAACACACGAAGTTGGGACGGTGGAAAACGCCGTTTTAAAGATAGAACTATTCGAGGTAGAAAACGGAATAAAAAAACTAGAAGGGTAAAGAAGCACTAAATGACACTCTACAACCCATACAACACAAACAATCGCTTGCTTGCCTCATCGGACATCCAAGCGATTCTTTCAAAACATGGATGTTCTGGGGTTAAAGTTCGCCGTGCCGAAATTTTCCAAACGGCGATGGTCCACTCATCTTATGTAAAGCGCAAAGAATACACCACGCCAACAGGAGAGCCAAGCCAATTAGCTTCTCGCCCTGAATCCGCTCTTGAATTATTCGACGATTCGTATGAGCGGCTAGAACATCTTGGAGACTCTGTTCTAGGCGCCAGTGTTTCGACATATTTATCCATCCGCTTCCCGACTGAAAATGAGGGATTTCTCACGGACTTGAAGAAGGAGATTGTTTGCAATGAAATGCTTGGATCGCTGAGCCAAAAAATTGGCCTTGACAAGTTCTACATCATGTCAAGGCATAATGAGGATGTTTGTGGAGGTCGCACGAACTTGAAGAAGCTCGGGGACATTTTGGAGGCGTTTATTGGTGCGATGTGGACCGATACAGACCAGAATTTCCAAGTCGTGTACGGGTTCATTGTTTCGCTGATTGAGATGTATATTGACATTCCGAAACTTTTGTTGAATAACCGGAACTACAAGGAGCAGTTCCAAAAGATGTATCAGGCGATGTTTCATTTGACACCGACATACACAATGTTGTCTTCCGACAACGGAAAATATACGATGGCAATCAAGAATTCTGACGGAAAGATTTTGGGACAGGGAACTTCTACGACGAAGAAACAGGCCGAACAACTAGCTGCGAAAGCGGCAATTGAGTATTTCAGCTGACGATGTTCATAGAAGTCCTCTGACGGGGAAGACGACGGACAAGAAGCTCTCGCTGAGTTCCACCGGCAGACATGTTGTCATCGCCTTCATGAATTCCCTCAATTGAGCGAAGAAACTCTGCGACCTTCTGGGGCTCGTCGGCAAATGTCATCAGAAGACGCGTGCGCAGATCGGAACGGCGGAGAGGCGGACGGCTTGTGCGAACACTACGCGTAATGTTTCCAACACCGTTTCCTTCCAATGAAAAGTTATCAACTCCGTTATCGCGCATAAACCCCAAAATATTGGAAGATAGTTCTGCTTTTTGCGTATGAAGAGCCTTGATTTGGTTTCGTAGATGGCGCTCTTGATCGTCCAGAGTAATCCATGTCTTTAATGTCTCCTTTACTTGGTTCGTCGCGTTTTCGTCCATCTGTTTATCTTTCTGCGTCGGTTCGTTGAAAGCCGTTTACTGCGACCCTTCCCTTTCTTTTTTGCGTTTATAAGCTTCATTCTCTGGAGATAGTCTTCATCAGGATTTAGGGGTCCATATTTGTCTGGGTTCGATTCTCGGGCGTCCGCTCTCTCTTTTAAAGCGTCACCTTTCTTTTTTGCGTTTATAAGCTTCATTCTCTGGAGATAGTCTTCATCAGGATTTAGGGGTCCATATTTGTCTGG